CTGATGCAAAGATAACTGCAGGAAGTCTGCACGAGCTTGACAACTGGGACAGTATCAACGACAGTAGTGGTGAGCCGCTTATAGCTAGAGTGCTAAGGCCGTTCAACAATAGATTGGTTGCTATGAACATCTTTGAAGAGCATGATCAAGGTGGTAACACTGCTAATGACGTGTTCCTTCCTATCGATTTCTTGTGGTCATCACATATCACAACACTGCAATCACTAACAGCAGCTACATGGACAGCCTCAACAACTAACACAGCTGGTGATAACTTCCTTACAGAGACTCCGGGCAAGATACTTGACGGCGGACAGCTTGGTGAATTCTTTATTGCATACAAGTCTGACAGTGTTATTCGTGTAAGAGAGACTGGCGACAACTTTGTGCTAGCTTTTGAAAGCATTTTTGAAGATGACGGCATATACTCTACAAGATGTTTTGCTAACATCGGTGGCTCTCAACATTTGGTTGTTGGAAACTATGGTGTATACATTCATGACGGACAGTCACAAAGACAGGATATTGCAAAAGATCTATTCAAAGATACTATGTACTTACTTGTTGAGCCTGGCGAAAAGGAACGTGCATTTGTATTTCAGCAGACAAGAGATAAAGAAGTTTGGTTTTGTTTAAGCTCTAAGAATAACGAGGTAGGCGGAGTAAGGCAATTAGGTTGTGACCTTGCTTTTGTATATGACTATGGAAGCGGTAAGCTTCACAAAAGAAGTCTTCCGGGAGTAGTAGACGTATATGAAACAGAACTTAATGGACAGCTGGAAATCTTTGCAGCTAAACCTGGAGACACAAACCTTCAGAAACTTTCAAGTACAGCTTTGGTTTCTGGTGGCTTCTTTGAGCGAGAGAATGACAATCTCACTGACAACAATAGAATTAAACAGATTAATCGTATACATGTTAATGCTAAAGGAAGCGTCAATCTTGCTGTAGTTGGAACAAACAACCTGAACGACTCAAAGATTTATTCAGATGTTACCTTTGATCCCGCAACAACCCATAAGGTTGATGTTAGAACATCAGGAAGATATATGAACCTAAGGGTTACAATGAACGGGGATACAAACCCAGAGTTAACTAAATTACAATTTGACCTTAAACTTATGGGTGTTAGATAAAGGAGTCCTATGGCTACAATTTCCGAAACGGAACTACAAAGAAGGCTTAAGAGGCTTGAGTCTAGTAATGCAGGAACCACAGGCTCGGCCTTGATTGTAAAGGTCGGGGATCACTATGAGTACGCCTCGGATTATATCTATGTAGCCTACGCCTCCAACATTACAAGTGCCACTAATGGAATCATAGCTAGTCAGGACGATGCTACCGACTTCCAACAGGAGCCTTTTGATGCACTTGGAGATCTTCTAAGTTTTAGAGGGTTCTACACATCTAGGTCAGTGTATGCTTCTGGTGATCCAACAGACTACACTTGGGGTGACGTATCTTTGATTCCTAGCTTCGCAACCTCTGAACGATACTATCATACCTCTTTTGGTTTATTGTCCGAAATAGGGGATCCTACGACCTCTGCGGGTACATGGACACTTGTGACAGCCAGCAGTGCAGTTCCAGGTGAAGCGGTATGGATTGCTGAAAGATTTACTATTAATGATAATCCGTCAGCCTGGAGTATCTTTCCAGCAAGAGCTACAGATACAAGTCCAATGATCTTGTCTCTCGCTAAGTCAGGCTTTAACCAGCCAACCTTAGGTGACGCAACGTGGATAGCTGATGTAATTATTGCAGCAACAGCGCACACCGGAAGGTCCTACTCAAACCAAAAAGAAATTGGTTATGGAACCGCTGTAGCTATTGATTATGATAATGGCAAGTTGTTTGGAGTCTTCCAGAGGAATGGCTCAGGTCAGGATGTATGGGTAACTCCCACTGACTTCATTGATGGAGACTTGTTTGTAGACGGCACGATACTTGCTGACAAGCTTGTGGCTAATACAATTACTGCCGGACAGATAGCTGGTGATACAATCACAGCTAATGAAATACTTGGCAACACGATCACAGCTGCCGAAATATTTGGTGGAACTATTACGACAGATCTTATTAATACCGACGGTATTAGCGCAAACAAGATTAATGTAAATGATAGTATCGCCTTTAATACAACCACAGGATCTACAAGCGATCCAGTTGGGCACTCCACAGGTCTTCAGTTTAACAAAACAGATCTTCACTCAGGTGTTGCGGGTGTCTTTCTAGGCACTCACAAAGAGTCTGACAACAGTGTTACTTCTGGTCTTCATATAGGTAACCTTACATCTTATGTAAAAATTACATCAGAGGATGATGGTTCTGGCAGTGGAGATAGTAATGTACTTCTGGCGAACACCAGGTTCCTATCAACCTCATTAACAAATGGAGTTTTGGAATACCTTTCATCAACTACATCAAACACAAATGGCAAAAGAGTTGTTGACATAAGTTCGGTTACTGCGGGTACTACAATATCTTTCGATATTTACGGTGCGGGTGGCGGTGGTGCTTCAAATGAAGGAACCACAGGTTCAGTTGCGGATAGTGACTTAGTTACTTATAACGGCACTGCTGGATCTAACGGTAGCGCTTCCTCCGTTACTGTAAAAAACGGAACTACTATTGTTCAAAAAACTTATGACGGCACAAATCTAACAGACTCCGGAATATCCTCTGGAGGCTTGGGTGGTGCAACTGGTGGATCAGGATCGGCAACTGGAGCGGCTGGAACATCGTCTGCTGCTCCAGATCCAAACGCCGATGGTGGTGATGGCGCTGCTGGAGAAACTTCGACAACTCCTATAATAGATATGGAAGGAGGTCTTGGAGGTGGAATACCTACTATACTGACAGGATCCTTTACCAAGGCCGCCAATGACACAACGATTGAGATAATTGTTGGTGATGGTGGTAATGGGGGAGCGGGACATTCTGCTGCTGGTGCTTCTGCGAGAAGTGGAATAACAGGTAGCGTTGGCTACGTCAAGATAACAATTGCAAGCGCAGGTGCTGCAACAGAGATCTTTACAATATCCACTGACAAGGTTCAATCCGAGGTAGACGTTGTTGTAAACGGCAACGTAACAGCTGACGAGATAATCGACAGATCTGATGTAAGACTTAAGACTGACATCTCTCCTATTAGGAATGCCTTAGAGATTGTTAAAGATCTCGAAGGTGTTGTATACACTAGAATAGATTCAGGCAAAAGAGAAGCTGGCGTTATCGCTCAGGATGTTGAAGAGGTTTTTCCTTATGTTGTATCTGAGAACTCAGACGGATACCTAGGCGTAGCTTATGGTAGAATGGTCGGACTTCTTATTGAAGCAGTTAAAGACTTATCAAAACAAATAGAAGAACTTAAGAAAGGAGATTAGTATGCCTTTACCATCAAGTGGTAAGATTACTACACAAACATTTAGAGATTTCTTTGAAATCAGTTCGTCAACTCCAATCAGTAGTTCTGACTGGTATCGTGGTGGCCCTTACGTTAGGGCCAACTACCAGACTGGGAATGGTAATAGTTCCATTAACAATCAGGTACCTACAAGCGGAAGGATAACACTAAGCGATTTGTATGGTGTGTACAAGGTTGTCCCTGCTAGTAGTCTTACACCAGGTAACTCAACCGAACAAGACATAACACCAAATCCACCCAACTATCCTAACACCCCAGACGAACCAGCTGCACTTGGTGGTGATGGTAATAATACCAATGTTGGCCCTCCAGATCCATGGGCTAACCCACCAAGCACAACAAATGCTACTAATCAGGGTAATGGACCAATGAACCCACCAAACAATGATTACGGTGCGGGACCAGCTGGTGCCAATCAAGACCCGTATCAGAATACAGCCACCAATAACGTATCCAATGGTGGCACGGTTGGCTATCAGAACAGTCCGGACGCAGCACTGCCTCCAGCTCTTAGAGACCCTTATGCGGCCAACCAAAACCCTCCGACTGGAAACAACAACTATACCTTCTACACTCCTGGGAACACCAATCCGGGCAATCCTAACCCAGGCAATCCTTCAGACCCGGGTCAGTTTGGAAATGGAGATTTAAACCCCGGAGGTAGTAATCCACCTGGAAATAACCCGGGAAATTGGACATATGCAGACCCAAAACCACCTGGAAACTACAACTACAATTCCTCCAACCAGGGCAATGGACCAATGAACCCACCAAACAATGACTATGGTGCGGGACCATCAGGAACCCTTCAGGATAGTTATACAAACAATGTCACTACCAATACATCTAACTTTGGTAATGCAGGATATCAAAACAGTCCGGATCTTGGCGGCGTACCGGGAACCCAAGACCCTTTCGCAAATCCCGTTAATACTAACAACCCTCCAAACGAGACGGCAACGCCACCGACATACCCAGATAGTAGTTTAGCTGGAGATGAGCCGGCGCCAATAGGTGACGGTAGTGACGCTACAGGGACCCCGGACGAAACAGGAGGCAACCCCTCTTACTATGTTAATCATGAGAAACTTGTATGAATATACCAGCACACAACCCAAGCGCCTCTACAGCCTGTCACTACAGTGGCGGGTTTACTGAAGATGAGCTTGAGGAGCTTGATAAGTATCTAAACTCTCTGATGACTTTCAAGGCGGAGGTTGGAGACATAAAAGGACCTGCGCCTGTAAAGACAAGGGTGAGTGACGTTGCCTTTTTTAAGCCAGAAGAGCTTCCATGGTTCTCTGTGCGTATGCACGGGATTATTGACAAGATCAATAAGGATTGGTTCAAGGTTAATATAGATCATATAGGTGAGGGCTATCAGTACACGGAGTATCATGCAACAGAGGGTGGTCACTACAACTGGCACGTAGACTCTCACAATACTTTTACCGAGACAACTAGAAAGTTATCTATGATTCTCGCCCTTAATGATTATAAGGATTATAAGGGTGGTGAGTTTAAGGAGCGCCTAGGTGGAGGCACAAAGACTTGGAAACTAAATCGTGGTGACATTCTAGTAATACCTAGTTATGCTTTGCACAAAGTAACAAGGGTATCTAAAGGAACTAGAAAATCTATAATCTGCTGGGTCAGTGGACCGCAATATATATAAGGATGAGAGATGAGTGATCTTGATTTAAGAAAGATGAAAGACCCATTTGTTAAGGCAAACATAAACACTAGCTTCATAGCGTGTTATGACGGGGCATTCTCAGACAAGTTTTGTGATGATACTGTAGCATTGTTCCATCACCTTCAGAGTAAGTATGGAGATCAACATCCTGATGAAAACGACAACCCTATGGTTAACCATAAGTTTAATAGCGTCGGCCACAGGAAGGACAATTCAAGGTTCTTCCAGCAGATAGCTAACGAGTGGGACGAGGAAGATAGACAGGATAACATTAGGTTGTGTAAAACATTCTATGACGGTATAGATGAGTACTTGCAAAAGTACATAAAGTCCATAGGTAAAAGTCTTGGTAAGCTTGAAGCAGATTGTTTTAAGGTTCATCACTACCCACCAGGCGGACACTTCTCGATCTTCCATCACGAACATAGTGGTGAGAATGACAGGTACAAAAGTAGAGTTCTAGTGTACATGGTGTACCTAGGTGAGGACATTCATAATGGCGAAGGGACAACTGAGTTTATTTATCAGGGCATCCACGTCAAACCAAAGAAAGGTAGGTTAGTAATATTCCCTGCAGATTTCACACATACCCATAGAGGTAATCCAACATACCAGCAAGAGAAGTACATTGCTACTGGCTGGTGGTTAACGGAAGGATCTAACGGAGTTTATTAATGTCCTATACAATAAGACGCCTGCCAGTGGAAGAAGCACTGAGCAGGTACAACGAGTTCAGAGAGCATATAGAGAAGGCTCTAAAGTACAGCAGCGGCGAGTGGACAGCAGTTCAGATAATGCAAAGCGTTATCACAGAGCCTGGTATATTTCACATATGGGAAGTCTTAAAGGACAATTGCCCAGTCGCCTTTGGCACAACTAAATACTTACAGTATCACAACTTCACAGCAATGCACGTTATGACATTGGCTGGGGATACTGGTGGAGATATTGTAGAGTGGTCTAAAATATTTGAAGAAGAAATGAAGAAGCACCCAGAGATTGACTGTCTAGAACTGTCAGGTCGTAGGGGTTTCGTAAAACAATTAGAGAAAGCAGGGTGGACCGAGAGGTACACGACCATGCGTAAATCACTTAAGGAGATGTTAAATGTCTGAGACAGTTACCACACAATCCGGCTATGGTACGGAATTTAAAGATCAACAACTAGATATACTTGGACAAGCACAGAACCTCCACAAGACAGGGCAACTTGGTCAAGTAGCAGGGTTCACAGATGCTCAATTACAAGGCCAACAGGCTGGCATGAATGCTGCCAATACACAGGTAAACCTTGAAGGCCAGCTTGCTGGTATGGCAGGTCAGACAGATCTGTCAGGTATGAGGCAGGGCGCTTTACAACAAGCCCAACAACAGTTAGGTTTGAACTCAGCTGCAGCCGGTAGATACAATCAGCTCGGCGGCTCAAGAGGTTTTGTAAATGAACAAAGCATAGCTAATAATTTAGCTGGAACGTTTGGTCAGATAGATCTTCAGCAACAGCAAATGGATTTAACAAGTACACAGCAGGCGCTTGACGCTCAAGGTACTGGCGCATCATCTATGGCAGCAATAGGACAAGGACAGCAAAAGCAAAACCAAAATATTGCTGACTCTTCTTATGCTGGTCTTACACAACTTGGTGAAATGTTTACTAGCATTGCTGATAAATCAACGTCCGCAACAAGGACTAAGGGGAAGTAGATGTCAAGTAATAATATTTGGGAAGACGAAGAGAATCCATTCATGCCGACACAGGTTGCATCAGCAATTCAAATGGGCGCCACTCAAGCTCCAGAGCAGGGTATACCCTTCTCTCAAGGAGGCGGTGGTGGGATGTCATTCGGTGGTCAGCCAAAACCCAAGCCCCTTGACACAAGTCGAGGTGACTACGGTCTTAATACAATATGGGACTCAGGCAGAACCATTGCAGAATCTCACGCCTTTTCAGACGCAAGAGCGGCCGAGACAGCAACAAGTAGGCAACATCAATTTGATATTAATACATACTCAGACCCTATGGCTAGACGACAAGGACGAGGAAGGTACTATATGAATCCCGGAGAGACTTACGCTCAGTCACCAGGACACACATCCTCTTGGGCTGGCAACGGTATGCCACCATCTATGAGATAAGGAGAGTTCATGTCAATTTTTGAAGACACCTCAGGGTGGCTAAAGGAAACACTTGGCTTTGATGGCGACATCAATGTCGAGGGCAACAAGATCAACTACACTGAAGACGGTGCCAGTATCGGGTATAACGGTGACACACTTGATCTTGATTACAAAGACAAGTTTGGCATTGACAGTAACAACAGATCTTATATTAACTTTGACGGCGGAACATTGTCAAACGATCCGGAGTACGGCCCTCGATTAGACATGGGAGGGTTTGACGGAAACTTTACGCTAGATAAGGATGCGCTTAGTTATAGTCCCAACGGTTTTGACGGGATCGGAGCGAGCGCTTCCATTGACAAATGGGGAGATGTAAGTCTTGAAGGGGACGTTCTCAAGAACACCCAGATAGATAAAGCTTTAAATCAAGGGTTGGATGCTGCGACTCAATCGTTTGACAACAAGGTTCTAGATAATCAGTTTACGACAAGCGCTGATATTAATACATCCAGTCTTGGACGTGCTGCTCTTGGACAAGGAACCTTTGATGACGTAATTAAAGCGAGGATAGTATCCAATGATACCGATCAAATAGGATGGGGAATGAAAGGCCCCGTCATAGGCGGCCAAGATCTTTACAGTGCTGCTGGATCAATGTATAACCAGGTTGCGACAGGCCTTACAGAGAACAAGAACATGCCAGAGTGGTATAACTACCTTTACAACAAAGGTATTAAACCAATAATGAATGAGTTGGCGGATTCAGAAGACCTTAGTTCTTATGTTTCAGGTGTACAGTTTGGTGACGACACTAATAACGTACAACTTAATAACGGGAACGCATCTTACAATTACAACCAGGGCGGCAAGTCTTTAACACTAGACCCATACGGTATTGACTTCGCCAGTCCAGACCTTTCATTTAATAGTGACGGAGCATTTAAGTATAGTGATGGTGACACCTCTATAAGTAATAATGGAATACAGATTGGAGACTTAAACCTTAACAAGGGTGGGGGCTTCTCCTATGGAAGCGAAAACAATCTTCAACTTTCTGACGAAGGTCTTAAGTATGGACCATTCGGCAAGGGATCTACCAATAAAAATGTTTGGCAAGAAGGGGACTTTGTTGACCTAACACTAGATACAAACAGTTATTTCCAAAACCATTCTGAAGCAGAGTTAAGAGCTATGCTATCAGATGTCTTTGGAAGTTTATAAAATACCAGGAGCAAACAATGAGTTATTCACAAAGACCGTGGGAAGTCCCACTAAACCAAAGACAAGAAAGCGTATGGAGAGCACCTCAAGTTAATACAGACCTTAACTCTGTACTTGCAACCAATCAAAGTCAACCGAGCCGAGTACAGCAGTTGGACCTTAGACCTCCATCCTTAGAGGAGTCATACAATAATGTATCTCAATCTAATTTTGGTAAGATTCAAGCCAATGAAGACAAAGGTCCTGCGTCAGAGCTTTGGTCAGGCATTAGGCAAATCAACCCAGAGATAAATGATGAACTCTCTTCTTGGGCAAAAAACTTTATCGTTCACAACAACGGCCAGACACCGACAGTTATGAATGTTATGAAAAGAGGTGGCCTTTCATTAGGTTTAGCTGCTGCGTGGCTTGAAAACTACAAAAACGGCGGTGGAAGAGCTGGTGGTCAAAAGACGTTTAACATTCCTGGTACAGATGGCAATGTTCAAGGTGTGCTTGGGATTGGTCATGAGGTTGAAAATGGCTGGGACGCTAGGTTTGACGTTAACTACCCAATATAAATTTAAGGAGAAACTATGGCAATAAATCCACAAAGCTTTTTACCAGGCTCTGGTGTTGAGAACGGTAAGCTCTATCCAATAGCATCTCCAGGTACATTTTCTCCTGGTGCTGATGAGGGTGGTCTTGGCGGAGCAGCTGTTGAAGCACTCAGTAATTTATTTGACCTGTACGGAGGAGACTCTTCAGATGAAGAGGTTGCTGCTGCAGAAAAAGTACTAAGAATGGATGCGCTTGCAGAAGGACTTGTTAAACAAGGCGATGCAAGAAACGTACCTCCATCAAGAAGAACGGACACTGGACTTAAGAACTCTTACTTTGATAATGTAAACGAGCTTCTACCCCCTGTTCAGAAAACCCTTGAAGGTAGAACCGATGAGGCTTCAGGCTGGTTAAGTAAACTATGGCCTTTTTAGTAACAGGAGACTTATGATAGAAAACCAAAACACTGATGTTTACGATGATATGTACCAGCAATGGGAGATCAACGTAAGAAATCTAATGTCTCAAGGCTTCTCAAGAGAGGAGGCTGAGGCTCAAACATTATCACCGGATCAGGCGCCAACGTTTGAACCTGAGGTTTACTCAGAGGAATTTGACGGATCCTCTGGCAATCCAGTTGACGATCCACATAGTTCAATATTTGAAACTACAGTGATCACGAAAGATGATAGGGGCGGTACGGTTACAACAACCTCGAAGAACCCTACCCAAACTCCAGATGCTTTAGCTAAGAAGGCTGCGGAAGAGTTAGAAGAATGGCAGAACGCAAATCCTGCGAACTACCCTAACACGCCAGCACCTGGTACAGATTCGTCAATCTATGATGGTGAGTGGGAAGACCACTCCGCACTAGCAACGTCATTGTCTGATGTTGTCGAGGCTAAGGAGCAAGAAGCTGCTAGTCTTGAAATGCCTACGACTCCTGTTACCACTGAAGAAGTTAATGTAACTGCAGATGCTGATGCGTCTGTTAAGGTACTGGCTGAAGAGGCTCCCTATGAGCTAGGTGTTATCAATGATTTTGCTGACTGGGCTGCGAACAGACCAGAAGAAGAGTCCGTCAAGAAGGCTACGGAGATTATTGAGAGAGCTAAGGAATCAGGCCTTGATAGAGTCAAGCCACATGTATATAAAGCTCTTGGTATAACCTTGGCTTCAATGTTGTTTGGTGCTGATGCAGCTACTGCAGCCACTCAAGGTCTTGGAGCTGTCAACAAAACTTTTGAGAATGAAAGACAGGTTCTTTCAAATGCGGCAGCGGTTCAAGCCGAGCAAGAAAAGTTTAAGTTTGAAGAGACTACTAAGGCAGATCAAAAGATTAGAGCGAAAGCTGCAGAGAATATCTTGGCAGCTCCAGCAAATGAGCAAGCCAGGATTTTAGCAATTCAAGACAACAACCAGAAGATGATTACAACTCTTTCTGCTGACATAGACAGAAGTCTTAGTGAGCAAGAGAAGGAAAACTGGGGGGTTAGATCTGTTCGTGGTGAAGTTGCTAGGGCCGTTGCAAAGATGGAGAGTACCTACAAAGGTTATGACTTAACAAAGTCTATTAACCAAGGTGTCTTTTCGTCTGCTATAGAGAACTGGATAACATCACCTGGTCGTAAGACCCCTCTGTTTACATTTATAGAAGATCAGATTGCAAGGAATAAGCTCACCTCTACTGGAGGTTTTGCTGCTGAAGACTTTGTTCAGGGCTCTATGCCTGTTGAAGACTACCACTCTGCAAACAAAAAGATCTTTGAGAAGATGAAGAGGGTTGCTGGCAAGAAGCTTTCAGATGGACTTCCAGCAGGTGAAGACGGTGCCGGAAGATTAATGAGAGAAGCTTATGAAAGCTTTAAGACAAACAATACAGATGCATTTGTTGAACTATCAAGAGAAGCTGGTGAGGCTGGAATGAGCCCGATCATGTTCTTTCTTACTGAAAAATACATACCAAAATAAATAACCAAGGAGACTTATGGGAAAGACTGTAGCCGAACAGATTGTTGAGGAACGCGCAGGGTTGGCATTCAAGGATGCCGACACGGTTCGTGACCAATACGGTTCTGTTAGATTTAAAAACCTATGGGCTCCTGAGGTTCAACACTTTACTGAGGATGGTCTTCAGGGTGCTGAATATGGTGGAGAGTTTTATGCAGACTTGTACGAAGGTCTTGCAAGAGACAACGGATACACAGACGTTAAAAGATTTGGCGAACAAGGTAAATACGGAAGAGATCTAGGAGACTTAACAAATGAAAACCAAAATCTCTTCACTAGCAAGCTTGTTTACGAAGGACTTGCCGAGCCAAGCAGCGAAGGTCAAAGAGAAATCTACGATATGGGACTGTTCAACAGAGCCATGCAAGGTGAAGCCAACGAAGAAGACCCCTGGGAAATTGCCAGACAAAAAGAAAAAGAATACAAACTTGCTACAACAGCTGGGTATAAAGAAATAGCATTCGATGAATCTGAACTTTCAAATTCAAACGAATACTTTGACAAGGGCTACGGCCCTTTTGTTGATAGAGAAGTTCAGTATAGACACTACGACAGAGACTACAACAATAATGCCAACAGTGCATTCTCAACCAGTATCGAGCATGGTCTATTAAGTATTCAACAAAACATAGATGAAGGTATTGCCGCACTCGGAGATGTTCTGAACTCAAAAAGTATGTATGAGTATGGAACAGCCGGTGCGGAAGCCGTTCAACGTGAGATGGATAAGCTACCTCAGTGGGCTATAGATGTTGCAGACGTAGATGACCTGGCATCAGCCGGAAGGTGGGCTGCAGGAAACATTGGTGTCTTCTTGCCATACATGTTGGGACTCGTTGGAACCGCAACTGCAGGGGCACTTATAGCTGGAGCAAGCGTACCGTCAATGATTATTGGTGGCGCTGTTGCGGCAAGCCCTTTATGGGTTTATGCTGGTGATGTGTACGGTCAGATGGAAGGTGGCATGGACCAGAAGAATGCAGGTGTTGCTTTCTCTGCAGGTGTTGGCATGTTCCTTCTTGACAGGTTAGGTCTTAAAGGTCTTGTCAGCTCTTCTGCTATGCTTAAGAAAGGTGCAATGGGTGAAGTTGCAGAGGCGTACGCAAAGAAGTATGGCGTTACTCTAGCTGAAGCTAAAGCCAAAGTCACAAGCGTTAGTGGAGGTATTAATATAAAGGCTCTTGGTGATATCAAGGGACTTATAAAATTAGAACTTAACAAGGCAGCACTTGCAAAAGAGTCGATCAAAGGATTTGGCAAGGGTGCATTGATGGAGGGAACGACAGAGGTTGCTCAAGAATCTTTAGGATACTTCAGTGCCATTGGCGGATCTGAGAAAGAGTTTGACGCAGATGAATATACAAGACTTGTCCAGGCTTCTGCAGCTGGTGGTATGTTCCTTGGTGGATCTATAAAAGGTGTATCAACAGCTGCTTCAAACTACTCTGGATTTAAAAGACTTCAGAATGAATTAGCATCTCCAAAGAATAAAGACAACTCACACATTGGCAAAACTCTTGAGGAGAATCTTGACAGCCTTGTTGGAGAAGACTTCTCTGTTGATCAGTTGGTCAATGACGGCGCCGAGGTTGTCCAAGACAGCCCTGAAAGTGTCTTCATAGAAAGCCTTGGAGATGTTGTTAAAAATATGGAAAGCTCTACTGCTATACCTATTGATACTAAAGATATTAATTCTGCAGCAGATGAGGAGATAGTCAAGGGTCATAATCTAGACAAAGCTAAATTTAATGGAGGCTCCAAAGGTCTTTGGCAATCCACTAAGGAGTTTCCTAAAAGGTTTGTTAAGCAGTTTGGCTCTCTATGGGAAGATAAACTACTAGGTCCTAATGCAACCACGACTGATAAGGGCAAGAAGATCTGGAAGGTTATTGCTACAATGGCTGGACATGGAACGAAGTCCTTTATGCAGGGATACAACACAGGTGAGACCAGAAGACTATTGTCACAAGACTTTACGTTTAACTCTGGCGTTCTTGAAGGTAGACTGTATAAGCTTTTGAATGTTGGCCTAGGTCGCATGAAGAAAAGCACAGCAAGGAAAGAGTTTGTCGAGTACTACAACAATAAGAAAGACTCTGTAGATAAAGATGGCAAGGTAATCAAGAAAGGTTTTGTAGCAGAGAAGCACAAGATGTTGGCAGAAGATTTTGAGGCTCTAATACTAGAGTACAGATCTCTGACCGATGGTCTTAGAAAAACTGTTATGGATCTTACTGGAGAAGCTGTTGGTGTTAAGGACGACTGGTTCTTTGAAAGCTCTCGTTTAAATACTGATGAGGTTTCAAAAGATAAAGATGGATTCGTGGCCGCTCTTATTGAGAATGGCTGGTCAAGCAATGAGGCTAATGACTTTTGGGAGAGACTTATTAATGGTCCTCCTGGATATGACCCATCAAAACTTAAAGAGCTTGGGTTTAAAAACTTTAGATCAAAGTCCTTAAGAGAGAATAAGGATGTTCTTGATTCTGCCTTCAGGGGAACTAAGTTTATGCAAGACGATCCATTCCAAAGGCTTGCAGAGAACGCCCAAGAACAGATCAACTATGCTGTTGACAAAAGGTATTACGGAAATGACATGGAGAAGATTAAGAAACTCCTTGTTATGTTGAAGAGCGAGATGGGTGAGGATTGGGATCCAAGAATTGCCTCTCAAACTATTGACAGTATTTCTGCGGCTCGTGGTGACTATAAAAGAATGAAAAGCAAGACAGCCGAGAGAATGGTAGGACACTTTACGTTCCTTAATACTCTTACTCATCTGTCACTATCAACGCTCGCTTCGTTTCCTGAAGCCGCTATAGTATTACTTGGTGCTACAAGAGACGCAAAGCTTATGGATCTAATCCAGAAAGGTGCTGTTGATCTTGGACATCACTACGGTAATGCAGCTGGAGAGGCTTGGTCTTACATAGGCCCAGGCTCTGGAGTTAGCAGAGATCAGTACGTAAGAAACGTTGTTGACTTTTACCGTTATGGTTATGGAAGTTCTACTCACGGTGCTATTGGTCAAGTCGGTCTTGATGACGCTATCTACAAGACATCCAAGATAAAGAGTGGTGTTCTTAAAGCGTTCTTCTGGGCTAATGGTTTGAAAATCTATACAGACGCTACAAGGATTGCTCGATTAGCTTTGGCTAATGATGCTATCTTTGGAGACCTGGAGATCATAGCTATGTATCCACCTGGCCACAAGGCTAGAGATACAGGGTTATTCCACAATGCCTTTGAAAGAATTAGAGAGTTAAACATTGATCCTGATCAGGCTGCTTTGGATTATCAAACTACACTGGTCAAGCTTAATGATAAGCTTGGTGAAGGGTATCTTGATAACCTAACGTCTGAGGATATCTACGCTAATCTTATAGATATTATGCCTGAGTTTGTTAACACTATGGACATTGCGCGTATGTCTTGGGTAGATAATGCTATCGCTCATCCAGACGCAATGAACCGTCCTACTTGGTATTCCAATCCGTACTATAGATTGTTTACCCAGTATAATGGTTTCATGTCTGTGTTTACTTCACACATCTTACCAAAGATTTGGAGAAGAGTTAAGGAGGGAGATCCTTCAGCAAGGTACAATGCAGTTGCGGTTGCAGCTTCAATGATTGCTCTTGGATTCTTAAGTCAAGCCCTTAAAGATGAGTGGAAGTATGACGGCAGACCTACCTGGATTACTGATAAGGGTTATGTTCAAAGAGGTATCTCAAGTAGTGGCCTTATAGGAACTCCCGAGAAACTTCTTAGTATGATTAGTCCTCTGTATGATACGACCAAGCAACCTTGGGAGTCTTATCCTGAGCACATTGCAGGTAGGGTTGGAGACGCCGGGGAGGATCTCCTTGGTCCAACATGGAAACATGGTAAGAACTTATCTAAACTTGTTATGTCTCAAATTGAAGGGAACGATGAACTTAGAAATATATATCTCACTAAAGAGATACCAATTGCTGGAACAAACTATTCCTTTAAAGAATGGATGCAGAAATAATATAAACAGGAGTACTTATGCCTTTAGGTAAAATCACAGCTCAGTCGGCAAACAGGGGTCCAACTCCTGAAGAGATCAAGATAATGGAGGAGCGTAAGGCTGGTATTAAAAACACCGAAGCCCTTAATGTCGACAGTCAAACGGAGGACGCAGTAAATAGCGTCCTTCCAAATCTTGATCAGATACATGAAAGATCTCTGCCGTCCTCCTCTGGAGACCCTGTGTCTGCTGCTGGCGGTGTTGATGTCCCTGAGGGTCGTGAACTTGCAGCAGCTATTGGAAGGGAACAGTACAGTCTTGCTCCGGAGATTCTTAGAAGATCTCCAGGCACAGCCTTTGAGGACCCTAACTTACTAAGGGAAGAGGAAGATGCTCTTCTTGAAACCTTTGCTTTACAAGAGGGTGTTAGTAAGGACAGGGTTGCAACAGACCCAGCTCTTTATGAAAAGTTTGGTAGATACCTTGGAGCTCAGACAGATACGCTTAATCAGGAGAAGTACTTTGAGTACACATCTGAAGGTAAAGCTGGCAGCGGACGTAAGGTCCCGACACCATGGCTAAGTCCAAAGTTTGTCCAGGAGAACACAGGTGTTGCCGTACTGAGGACGCCTGAGGGCGGAGAAGTACAGACTAGAGACTTTGGTCCTTCAATCTCCAAGAACATGCAGGACTTTTCAAACAGAGCGTCTGAAGAGGTTAACAAGACTTTGAATGACTCCTTTAATCCAGCAAACCTCAAGAGTCAACAGGATCTTTCAAGAAAGATTCAGGAAAGCTCCGGGTTAAACCCAGAGACCATTGATGAATTTATGTACACGCTTGTTAATAACTATGCTGCGGTACGTGAGGGGAACACAGATGCAAGTAAGTTTTGGTCTGATGTTTTCCTTCACTCAGTTCTATCACATACTCGAAAGAATATGTGGAGACAGAGAGAGGCATCAACAAAGTCTGCAACTGATAAGGCTAAGTCGCCTGATTCAAATGAGGACATTATGTCTGGACTTGCTGATGACAATGCTATTGGTAGGATGGCTCTTACCTCAATGGGTTTTGAGTCACCAACCAAAGACCAAGTACAGATGGCAGGGTCACTGGCTAGAAATATAGTTGAGTATACATTCCAAGAAGACGATCCGTCTGGCGGAATGGTTGATACAAATAATGGAGAGAGACCTAAAGGCTTTGAGCACAGGTCTTTGTTCAGGACAATTAAAGTTCCTGGCGTAAATAAGAAAGGACAAGCGGTTGATAATCTTCTAACCGTTCTTACTAGAGAGGGTGAGCTTGTAGCTGAAAAGCTAGAGCCACTTACCAATAAGATCATTCCTAGCTCATCAAGAACTGTAAGGTTTTCTGAAAGGGAAACCACAACTCGTGATGCCAAGGTTAGGAAGACAGCAAGTCTTAAAGACGTCGAGCAGGGTGATGTTGAAAATCAAAGGGTTAACCTTGATGTTATGAACAATACCCCTCATGGCGTTCACAACGCTGGTCTTGATATGATACTTGGTATCTTGTCAAATCCTCAGGCAGTTGCAGGCTTAGACTCCCAAGGGTTTATGAACATAGCTGGAAACGGCTTTGGAGACAAGGGATCTTTTGGTAAAAGGTTTGGCTTAACTGTCTATAGGGATGACTATGGCAAGGCTATCAAGAATGAAGATGGCACTGTCAAATACAAAGACAACTCTGGAGATAGAAATAAAGACTTGATTCTCAAAGATACTATTAAGTGGGCGACAGATAACAAGGATACAGAAATGTTTTTCTATGACTACTTCTATGGTAACAATAATAGAATGATGGTTGACCAGACTCAAGGAAACTACCAGTCAAATAAACTAGCTAGGTCTCTGCTTGAGGCTGGCATCAAAGAGGTTTATAGTTTATCAAACCCACGACATGTTAAGCTTTTGAAAGCTGGCATTATGAAAAGGTTTGGTCATGACAAGAAGTCTATAGAGGATACTGCTAATTTGTTTGATGGATCTATTAGGGAGTTTCAGCGGATGGTGGGAACTATTGCTGGAGATGGTGGCGTTGAGTTGGTTAAACTCGCCGGTAGTGAGGAGGGCTTTGCTAGTCTTTCAGCTATAGCCGAGGCCGTTACACTTGCTGCTGCCTTAAAGGTACACAATGGTGGCGGATCTGACGTCTACAAGTCGGGATTCTATGTTGAGATTGATGGTCTTACAAATGGTATGGCACACTCTTCAATGCAGGCTGGAGACATCAACACGGCTAGGTCAACAAACATATTCTCTAAGAATGAGTTTGACAGGGCTGTTGAGAGAGGTGAGGTTGAGGGACTGGATGTTTATGACAGAACCTTCGCAACAATGATCGACCATGCTGAGAGTTCTGGAGACAAGTCTGTTATAAGTTTCTTAAGTGCTCTTGAGTCTGGAGACTCAAAACTTGGAAGAGGCTTTGCTAAGTCACCAGTTATGATCTTTGGCTACGGAGCCGGTGATGCTGTGATTGATCTTTCTGTAAAGGCATACTTCAAAGACTTGTTCACGGAAAAACCAGGACTTCTTAATACAATCATCAAAGATATTGGTGAGGGTGGTGTTGAGAAAGTTATTGACAGGTTGTCGGAGTCTATAAACGTTGCGCTTAAATCTGACTTCTCTTTGATTAAAGAGTTGACTGACACGCTTCAGTCTATAGGTAATGATGCATCCATCCAGGGCTTTGGCTTGTCTGTCCCATTAATTAATGGAGGCAGATCTAACTTCGGTAAGATCGAGTTTGATGTTGACTACGACAGCAGGCACAGATATCACGTGGGTGGTAGCAAGGCAGCTATAGGTAAAGACGGATCTCCTTATGTGAGGAAGCGTGTAGAGTTTTCTACATACAAAACCAGTAGAGAGATGAACCCTTTAAGTAGTCTTGATAAGAGAAACTATAAGGGCGAGCTTAAGAAGTCTTACAAGGCTGCGACGCAAGCCGTTATCTTAAACCATGCTAATGACAATATCAACATGACAAACGCCATTAGAAATCTTCATAACAAAGGTCTCAGGAACACATCGGCACATATCTTTGATGGTCTTCTAGTCACTCCGTTGAGAGCTGAAGAAGCTGCGAGAGAATTGAACGATGTATTCATGAAGGTAAACAAGCACCCTAAGAGTCACTTAAAGTCTATGCTTAAGAGCTTACACTTTGAGCTTGACCCAGCAGGAAATGTTATAGAAGATCCTAACAACCCACTTCCAGAAGGTAAGGTTGGGAAGGAGCGTTTCCTAAGGAGACTCCTTCCAGACGGTTCGGCTTTTGCAGAGGAGCATGGCTTATCAACATGGGATAAGAGGCTAGATCGTTACGCTTATCACATGGATCCTGAGTTAAACATAGCAGTGTCTACTATAAACAATAGAAGAGACAATGCTACCAAGGTATTGCACGGCGCCTTACAGTTCTTCTTTTAAATAAAAAACCCCAACAAGTCCATTACGGATTTGTTGGGGTTTTCTTTTTTAATATCCTCTAGCTTTCTTAACTTCAGATATTGTCTTTCTTCCTTGTCGCTTACCATTGTCGGCTACCTTTCTTGCCCGGGCCTTTGCTTTTGCTCCTGACATGCCACCTTTGACAGCCCTTTCATATTCTGATTGGATGTTCTGTTCATAAACCTTGTTGATCATCCATTCGTTTATCTCTGGTGTTCCAGCTAACTCCTCTGGAACGTTATGTTTACTCACAAACTCCTGATCTGTTATTCCAGATTCAGACATGATGTTATGGTCTTTCATATTAATGTCCTACTATAATTTTAGATTTGTCTGGAGTAACTTCATAGTCTGACTCCAGGTGTTCAATGAGGGACTTAACAAAGTTACGCTCCTCGTCCATTGGGTAGATCATCTCGATCACCTCTGTTCTCTTTGCCTTCTCATCATCATCGATGATAGTAAAGGTTGCTTTAACCACTGTGTCCATGGTCCTCCTCGTTTACTAAGTTGTACCCTAAGATAGCCATGCTTTTTATTAAGCTTCTTAGAGCGTCGTCTGCTGCATTAATAATGTCGTCTGACATGTTGTCGGTTACTAAACCTCTACATGCTTCTGTCATATCAATCAGGTCTTGTGCTGCATTCTCTCTTGTCATTTGTTTTCCTTTTTAAATTGTTCCTGGGATTGTGCCCATCTGTTCTTCCACTCCATCACTCTTGGCTCATCCGGAGGGTCTCCAATAATATTGCCTATGTCATCGCAATTTGTACTGGGCTTTTTGGTACCAAACATCCTGTCAAGTCTGCCTCCGTACTCTCTATGTTGTCTACATAGTAGTACCTCTTCATCGGTCAGCATTAGTCTTTCCAGTATGGCATCAAAGGTGTATGCCTTTTCATCCTTCATCCTTATCCTCCTGTCTTTTCCAACAAGCAGCTATCTGTCCTGCTATGTAGGTGTGTGACGTACCCTTAGGGTACTCATGCTCCCAGTTGACAGCCATCTTCATTGCGTTAGCGTGTGTCTTGGCCTTGGACTTAGCATCGTAGTACTCTTTGTATCTGTACTTAATTCTGCTTATTAGTTCTTTAGTCATTATTTTCTCCAGTCTCGCTTCCATAGTGGTCTTGGTGGAATCCCTTTGGACTCTTTTTCTTTCTTTAATTGTCTGTACGTTTCTGTTGTCCTGTCTTCCTGAACAAGAGACTTAGTGGGGCAGTTAGCCCCACCGTAATAACCTATAAGGTTGTCGTCTTTCACTCTACACCGAACAGCTTTAGTAGAATGATGATACCTACAACACCGGCCAACACTAATGTTGAGCTCTTTGCTGCTAATACTTTATCTAGTAATTCTTTCATATTATTCCTCATGTTATTAATTCCAACCCCATTCGCCAGTCATGCCAGACTTTGAATAGTCTGTAACCGTCTTCTCAAAGAAGTTGCTCATCGAGTCTCCTGATGTTAACTCCTCTACCCAAGGTAAGGGGTTCTCTTTTACCTTGAAGTTTCCTTTAAGTCCCATTTGGATTAGTCGCCTGTCCGCCAGATACCTAATGTACGTTTTAACTTCAGCTTTATCAAGACCATCGATACTTCCAGCCTTATAAGCAAGATCGATAACCTTATCCTCCAACTTAACAATGGTCCTTGCCATTCCGTAAATCTCTTTCTTAAACTCATCGTTAATTATCCTCGGATGCTCCGTTACAAACTCACGGAATAGTTTACTCATACCTTCAACGTGCATCGTCTCGTCTCTGATACTCCACTCAACCACCGTGTTCATTCCTTTCATCTTGCCGAACCTTTGGTAGTTCAACAGCATAACGAACGCACTAAACAGGGACACACCCTCGTTGAATACACTCAGGGCTAAAGACTTTGCTAAACCGTGATGTGTGTTAACGTCAGCGTCCTTCATAAAGTCCACCTTCTTTACCAGTGCATCGTACTCGAGGAACGCAGAGTACTCACTCTCGTGTAGCCCAAGTGTGTCATTAAGTAAAGCGTATGCTCGTTGATGGATTCCTTCTCTGGCTGCGAACGATAGTAGCATTGATCTAATCTCATTGTTCATGAACTTAGGTATGTACAACTCTGCGTAGTTACCAGCAACCACAACGTCAGACTGTGTAAACAATCTTAAGATCTGTGTGATGTGGTTCTTCTCAACGTCTGATAGTGACCCGTCTTTCCATTGGGTTACATCATCAGCTAGGTTTAGTTCCTTCTCCGTCCAGTGTAAATCCTCGTGCTGCTCCGTCAGCTCCATCGCCCACGGGTACTTGAACGGCTTGTACGTCTTGTTCTCTTCTAATAGACTCATAGTTTTCCTTTTTATTATTATCAAAATGACCGCCCTTTCGGTATAGTCCGTGCTCTTCAAAGTTGAACCATGAAGTGTCTATCCTACTCAGCTTTATAGCTAGCTTCATATCGTGAGAGGGGTTTTTATACCCCCCGTTGATCTCATACAGCGTAGCTTCAGCTTTCTTCCTCTTTGCCATTATGTTTCCTCATATATCTTATAAGACCCTCTGCCACCTTAGAGTCACCCTTAAGAAGACCTTCCGCAGAGTTACACCAGTGACATAATAAGCCCCTGACCTTTCCAGTTTCGTGGTTGTGGTCTACAAACAGCTTTTGATCGTCATCCTTTCCATAATCACACGCATCGTTGGCGCATGTTCCTCCCTGCTCCTCACGCATCTTAGCTATATCCTCAGCAGAAAGGTTGTACTTATGTCTTGTCTGATAATCTGGATTGTCTTTACGCCATTGAGTTGCCATTATTTTTGTACACTCCTTGCATCTTCTGGCTTTTTTTATACTAGAGTTAACCTTGTTGTAAAACTGGTCTCCATCCATACATTCTCCACACCCTATACACCTTATCCTGAGCATGCTAGGCATTCTGCATCCTCCGTAAAGTCTTTAAGAGCTACACGTTCTACCTGCTTACCTACGTTCTCTGCACTGCTACTTGCAGATGTTCTTAGATAATATAAGCCCTTCAACTTACCCTTCCATGCTTGGATGTGCACTGCGTTAACGTATGCTTTAGAACTTCCAGAAGGAAAGAATATATTGACGGACTGTCCTTGACAGATGAACTCTTGTCGTTGTGCAGCTTGTTCAACCACCCACATCTGGTCTAGCTCAAAGGCAGTCTTGAAGACGTCCTTCTCCCACTCAGTTAGATAGTCAAGTTGTTGAACACTTCCCTCGTGATGACCAATGTTTCTCCACTCGCGGTCTAACCACTCAATGTCTTTACCAAGTCTTAGTCGGTGTTCCTGCAGCACAGCCTCAAGGTGTTTATTCTTGATGAAGTGAGATCCTACTCTAGTCTTGTGCGTATAAGCATTTGACTTAATAGGTTCAATGGATGCAGAGGTACCGAGAATCATTCCAGAGTTGGCATTGGGTGCGACAGCCATCAAGTGTGAGTTGCGTCTACCTGTCCCCTCACCATCTGGATATTCACCACGTGTCTTAGCTAGATCTTCAGTTGCTACGAGAGCTTGTGACTTAATATTCTCAAACATCGTTCTGTTCTGGCCGACAGCCATCGCAGATTCCCAAGGGATATTCTTTGATTGTAGGTACGAATGGAAACCCATTGCACCTAACCCTAGACTACGCTCTTGATATGCCGAATGAATAGCGTTAGCTAACTCCCTAGGGGCATTATCAATGAAGCAAGTGAGAACATTATCCAACATAGTAATAAGGTCGGCCACCAAAGTCGTTCCTTTCCATTCATCATACGTCTCCAGGTTAAGTGATGAGAGACAGCATACAGCTGTACGATCCTCATTTGTTGGTAAGTGTATTTCATTACATAGATTACTTCCACGGATCTTTAAACCTTTTTCTTTAAGAGCTTTCGGTAGATGTCTGTTAGCTTCATCAATGAAATTAAGGTAAGGCTCTCCAGTGCGATAACGAACTTCAAGTATCCTTTCCCACAGATTCCTAGCGTCGACTGTATCCCTAACGCTATCATCATGAGGATCGATGAGATCCCAGCTACCACCAGCAACAACGGAATCCATAAAATTATCAGTGATGTTGACAGCATTGTTAAGATTGAAACACTTACGGTTACTGTCGCCTCCCGTAGGTACCCGAATATTGAGGAACTCAATAATGTCTGGGTGAGACACGTCCAAATACGCTGCATAGCTTCCTTTCCTTGTTTGTCCTTGTTTGTATGCAGTCATTGCTGAATCTGCTACCTTAATAAATGGTATTGGTGATGGTGCTTTATCACTAACTGCACGAACATCTGACCAATGACCTCCAACTCCGCCACCCTTAACACTAAGCCAAGCTAACTCAGACTGGTGTTTAATAAGACCACTAAGAGTATCAGGTATATAGCTAAGAAAACAAGATATAGGAAGGCCCTTAGATTCTTCCTTTGGGTTAGGAGCATTACTAAGAATAGGACTGCTGAACATAAACCAACTATTACTAACACCATCATAAATCCTTTGAGCTAAATCTAAATCATCACCACAGTATGCTACTGCAGCTCTTGCGTATGCTTCTTGAGGATCTTTTTCAGTGCCCCTCAGGTAGTAGCCTTTCAACAAATCTATCGCTTGCGGCGTCATACTCCGGCTCTTCTCTCTGTCTATCGTTATTCCTAGATACTTTGCTTTCATTTTTGTTTATCCTTTTTTCTATTTCTTTTTCAATGTACCATCTGGCCTTGCGTAGGTCATCGATACCTCCGTCACCATGCTTTAGGTCTACTCTCCAGATATACTTAAGAGCGTTGCCCAGACAGAAACCCATGTGCTCTGTTAGAGTTATGCATTCTATCCCGCTTGGATGTTGCTTATAATGTTTTGGGTTGATAGTGTCGTCCATAGCTACTTCCTCCCTCCGTTTATTTCAATTATAATGTCCTCTTCTCCGTCCTCGTTCACTACTATTTCATACTTGAGTGTGCCTGAGTGATGCATACAGATTGCATCTGACATTCCTTCGTTGTACTCATTCGCTCCATGTTTCTTAAATGCTTTATATATTCCATAAGCAATTGGAATCCACAGTAAGAAGTACAGGTGTGATTCATCTAGGTACATCTTCTATCTCCTTTATTTTAACGTGTATAGATCCAGCTTCTGCATAGATCTTTCTTGATGATTGTTCGACGATCTGCCTATCATCTATGAAATAATTACCATTAAGAGAGTCTAGTATAGCCTTCTCGTAATTATCTAAGTCAGCGTTATTATCACAATACTTGCCTGTCTTGGCAGCTTTCTTCTTTTTCGACCATGACTTAGGGATAGGAACAAAGAACGTCATATCGGCAGATATGAGCCCCTCAAGTACTTGAGTAGCGTGATAAGTAGGTATAAGCTCTGCCATCTCTTGTTTAAAGTTCTTATACTTCTTTCCATAGTATGTACCCCACTGCGTGACACGAGGCCTCGAAGCAGGGACAGGGATTACAGGAAAGATTAAATCATAACCCGGGCTAGGCATGAACCCTCTCATCTACAACCTTAAAGTAGTGCCTTGTTGAGGGGTCTTCCCTATAATTCTCAAGGTCTACACCATCGAGTTGTGGTACTAACTTATAGTTAACCCTTCCCTTTACACTTGATACTTTCATTTGTACTCCTCCAGCTGTCATGGATTGACCATTGGCCATTTCAATTAAAGCGTCTTTGAGTGAAGCCTCTCTCTTTTTAAGTTCAGACAGGGCTACGGATACTTCCTTCCACTCTCTTGCTGCATCAATCCACAGGTCATCAGTATTCTCAATAACATCGGATGTGGATGCGAGCGGTGGTTGGCAGCCCCAGTACTTACTCCATGCAGATCTAATACTATCCTGTGCTTTCTTGTTTGGCTTAACAACTTTCATTAGTCCACATGTATTATTCATGTCATATATGTAGAAGTACAGGGTTTCGGCGCCAGTCACTAGCATTTGCTGTTGGCATTGCAACCAGTATTGCTCAGGTATCCTATCAGTCTCTACCAACTCAACCCACAGGTCAGAAGTAGAGCCCTTTAAAGGACATTTGATTTCAAGTACAGAGTTGTCTTGCTCTCTCCATCCATCAAGTGATGCGCCTATTTGCAAGTCATCATTGAGTACAACTACAGGTTCCCATGTGGCGCCCATATCATCCTCAAACATTTGTCTTGCTTCGTCTTCATACTTATTGCCGTGCTGCATGGCAAAGTTTGTTTTAATAATAGTCTGTCCAGTCTTTACCTTGTACAAACCAAGCGATGTCTTTGGCTCCCACTTAGACACACCAAGTAAAGCTCCAACTTCTGAAGCCATGCCATATCCACTACGAACATCGAGCCATTCCTGTGATCCTTGCGGCAGGTCCTTATCTTTTATTACTTTCATTTGTTACTCCGTTTATTATACTCGTCTAGCCAGTCCTCACCAATTGTTGGTGCTATCTTTACTGACGCCTCAATTCCTCGCTTGATTAGCTTCTCTGCTAATTTGTATGCAGAGCTCTGTCCAACAAAGGATCTGTCATTGTCAGCAAATATTGTAACATTGTATACGTCTTTAGGCGGTTCAAATGTTGACATACAGTGTGCGTTCATAACACTAAAGGCAGGTAGCCCAGATATCTCACTTGAAGCCAGTGCGGTTTCAACACCCTCAGCTAAACATATATGCCCCTCATGGTCATGCAGTCGAATAGCAGATCCAGTGATGGTTCCTTTTGGTGGCATGATCTTTCTACTTGTCATACCTTTAAGCTTCTGTCCGCTACTTGTATACGTTATATGCCAAGAAACTCCAACACCGTTAGCGTCTTGAATAAGGGCAACCATGCTTTGGAAGGGTCCAAGCTTTACACCCTCCTCCCACGTGTAGAGGTCAGCCTGCTTAAGCGTCTCTGGGTAGTCCTTGATACCTCTACTAACTAGATACCTTTGAACAGAACCCTCCATCTCAATCCTTCCAGCCATCTTTGCTATCTTTCTTAATGCTGGCACAGGATCTCTCTTGGTTTGCGCAGGCTGTATGGTTGTACTATCGATAATAGGCCTAATAGCATTAAGGCATTCGTTAAATGTCCATCCGTGTATCTCTTTTAATAATCTAAACCCATCTCCAGCACCACAATGTGAGCAGAAGTAAGTTCCATTACCATCTTTATCGTCAAATCTAAATCGATCTGTCCCTTCTTTACATATAGGACATGGCCCGTGTCTGTTTTGCAGGCACTCCACAGGTACACCGAGCTCTGTTAGTACTCCGTGCCACCTCCCTGTAACGTCTAGGGGTGTGTATTTCTGATTGTTCATCTTTACTCCTACTTATATTTTTTAGTTGTTTTGTTCCTTGCTTTAGCAGCTCTTATGTTCAAGTACTTAATGTAATTCAAACATTCTTGAGATGGTTTAATTGGTTCTACACTAAACTCTGGTCTAAACTTAAAGCGTTTCTTGTATGTCTGCGCTGCCCACTCTGAGTGAAAGCCTCTCAACATACAGTGCCCTAATAGCATAGCGTAAAAGTCCCTCTTAAAGTCCTCAGTATACTTGAGCTTCTTCTTGACTTCTTTTGTTACCTTGTCTACAAGACCAAGCTCTTTATCTATCACTTGCATGAACTGAGACTTCTTTTCAGTAGCATGTCCACACTTAGGACAGATGTTTGATCCAGAAAACATTGAGAAGCAGCCTTCACATATTATTTCAGCAGCCTCTTTTTCTCTCTCTATCTTCTTCTCTTTAATTGTTAATGATTTTCCAGGGTCAAGCCTCCAATCAACTGTCTCATCTACAAACCCGTGCATGTATACAGCACCAGAATGATCAATGATAGTAGCCTTTTCCTTTCCTGGATGTGGACGCAATACTCGACCAATCATCTGCAGATACATACCTAAAGACTTTGTAGGTCTAGCAAGTACACATATCTCAGCAGGTGGGCAGTCAAATCCTTCAGTCAAAACCATACAGTTACATACAACCTGTAAGTTTCCATGATTAAATGCTTCCAGTATCTCCTCACGTTCGTCGTTGTCTGTACCTCCGTCAATATGAGCAGCACGAACACCCAGATCAATGAATGATTGTGCTAAAGAAATACTGTGCGCAACTGACGATGCAAACACAATGGTCTTCTTATCTTTTGCGATAGCCTTCCAAGATGCAATGATGTCTCCTATTAACTTAGGATTGTTCATCTCTTTCTCAAGGTCGACTGAGTTATAGTCACCCATGGATGACTTGATACTTCTTAGGTCTGGGATGGTTGGCGCATAGTAGTCAGCCTTTACGAGACTGCCAACTTCTGTTAGCCATTTGATTGAGGGAGCTTGTATCATGTCTTGAAAGATATGTCCAAGTCCTCGTCCGTCTGTTCTTACGGGGGTAGCTGTAAGTCCAAGAATATAACTATCCTCGTACAAACTAATAAGCTTTAGGTATGTCTGTGAAAGACATCTGTGAGCCTCGTCAATGATAACAAGGTCTGCTTGTGGTAGTTCTTCTCTCTTATTTGTTAAGGATCTAGACCTCAGCGTATCTATTGAGGCTACTTGAACCTTATGCCAGAGTTCACTTGCTTTACCAGCCATGATCAGTCCGTGCTTTATGTTGAATGCGTCTAGCTTTTCTGAGCATTGAGTGATTAACTCTCTACGGTGCGCTAGAAATAAAACCTTCATGCCTTTTTCGACACAGTACTTGACGTATGCAGAAGCCATTACAGTCTTTCCAGACCCAGTGGCAGCTTGAAGTAATATATTTTTGTTTCCTTTTCTTTTTGACTTTATGATACCGTTCAAGGCATCTTTTTGATATTGCCTCAACTCCATTATAACTCCTTAATTAATGAGCAGTTTTTTGCCAGTGCTCAGGGCGCTCCTTGTCGGGAGTCATTTACCTAAAACGGCAGATGTTCTTCGTCAGCACCAATGGTTACTTCCGGTCTTGCTTCGTAACTGAATTCATCAGTTGGCGCAGCTCCAGAGTATTCCACAAGGTCTGTTACTTGAATACCTACGAGTGTGGGCGTCTTTCCTTTCTTGCCTTGGTACTCCCATTCTCGAATCATGTATTGCACGTTACATACAGAGCCATTACCAATATTGGATGGGTCCATCTCGTCACCGTACTTATCTTTAACAAATGGCGCAGATATTTCATGCTTTTCCATTACACCTGTTGAGACATTCTTCTTATTATAATGGGTGTTTCTCTTAACCTTGACATATGGCTTGCTAGATTCAGGATTAAATCTTTCCTTCATAGCGTAACCGTTCTTAACCCATTCTCTTGATTCATCCTCTTTAACTTCGCAGTCTACAGACCATTCTGTCTCATCTGACGCATACTTAGTTCCAGGGTTGCTGCCTAATCTAGGCCAGTTTATTTTTACATCTTTTAATAGCATTGTTATCTCCATGCTTTATTATAAATGGTGAGGTAATGCTCACCGCTCTTAGTATTGCTCTCGCAACTACTTAATTGTCATATATCGCCATAACTTGGCTTTATGTGACTGTTATCTTAGTGTTTCCTATAGGGTGATGGTCGAGATTAACAAAAGAAGAAGTCGCTTCCAAGCACGTCTTCTAGTATTAAATCCCCTTGCTCAGGTGGTTCCCTGTCAAATTTCTCATCATTATCTATTAGGTTACTCCTCATATCTTTAAATGTGTCTCTTGAATACATCTTTATGAACTGACTCTTTGTCGTATCAATAAGTTGCTGAACGTCACAAGCATGGACACTGTAACTGTCGTGAATAGCACCAAACGTTGGAAGGTCAAGCGCATTAATAACTAAAGACATATGGGCGGCATCATAAGAATGAACCCAGTTAGCGCCAATAGCTGACAAATGCTCAGACGTTGAAGGTATATCGGTAACTTCTAGATATATGTGTCCTATTTGTCTTCCTTGCAGCGTTCCTTTGTACATTCTCTTCCTAGCAACCCATTTCTGAGTAAGAACAGGGAATCCAGATGGACTCTCCCAAGACACTTCTTTCATCCCGAGTGATTTTATTCTGTATTTCACCAGCTCTTGCAGATACTTCTTGATATGAACTGGTCCTGTACATACCTCGTCGTACGCTTTAACTAAGTCTTTGCCTAATGTTCTAGCGTCAGACCTTGTTAGTTTGTATTTGGAGGTTATTCCAGCATCATAAGAGTCTTGGTAAATAATCTCACCAATCTTTCTAGCGCCAGCATCATAAGCCCTTGTCATAGAGCCTCTTTTGCTAATACCCTTGCGAACCAGCTTCATGGGTATCTTACGTAGCTTCTTGCCTATCTCAGTGCTCTCGTTGATGGCTATCATAGCCTTCCCGATACGAAGGTAGAAATCCTTAGGCACATCCATAGGAACAAGGCCTACCAGTTTTCCAGCCCTGCTGTCTCTCGACATGGCGGCTAAATGTTGCGTTCCATTATTGACACCATCTATTGCAATGGGCATTCCAGAATAGTACGGCTCGCCAGTGAGCGCAGAACCAATAATTCCACCAAGCTCAAAGCACAACGACAAGAATACCCAGGGTTTTTCCGCACCTTTCCATACTTCTTGGAAGTTCATTGGATCTTCAGCAATCTCTAGCAGCATATCCATGTTCTCAACCGTCCAGTTGTGCTTATCATTGACACTCATCTTATCAACAGATATGTCAACCATACCCTCGTTGTTCAATAGCGTTATGTAGTCAGCTTCAAGCCAGTCAATGTCCTCAAGTTCTTTAATAGAATACGTCTGGTTAAAGGAGGATGCCAAATGTATAAATGTATACTCAACACCTTCTTGCGTTAACTCCTTCTCTTCAGCGAACAAGAAATGACCCCTTGCAAGGTCACTTGATTGGTAACTGAAGTAGGGATCTCTATTGTATATGCGACCCCTGTAGTCTAAGTACATGCCCTGATAGAACTCGTATCCTAGCCACCCAGCCTTTGTTCCAGTGCCATTAATAGTTTCAATAATAGCCTTGTTGCGCGCCGCTTGAGATTGAGTCCTAAGACAGAATTGTTTATCAGTCCATCTAAGGTTTTCAATGTTGAATGCTTTGTGTAACTTATGTACGTTTTCTTTTGTCTCTTCACGTTTCTTTTCGTTCTTTAATTTACCAAGTCTGATGGTTTGCTTTTCAAGCTCCTTCTCTAATGCCGGAACAGCGCCAGAGTTACCTCTATGTGGCTCGAAGATGTCACCATTTCGATACAGATCGATACCTTTAAGAGAAGAGTTGACTCCAAGCCTATTAATATCAGATACGTTAAATACTACATCATTACCGCTAAAGTCTTGAAGGGTAATATTTATATCTGTAATCTCAGCCTTAAGCCTTAAACATACATCAGCTACTTGATGGTTTATCTTCCACTTTACGTTCTCAAGAGTGTTCATTGATACCATAAACTGTGAGTTTTCATATCCTTTGATATTTACATTGGACTTTACCAGTTTTTCAGGTATCCCTTCTGTAACCCTTTGACCATCTTTCCATTCTTTATATGGTTTTAGAGACATTCCTATTCTTTCTGCAGGATCTATAGATATCTTTGGAAACTCTTGACCCATCTCTAGTACATAAGGGTTATAGTTAACCTTCTTCTTTGATTGCCTGTCCATAACCTCCTCAACTCTAAAGTATGGCTCACGGATGAGCAGGATGTACCCATTTTCAATTAATATGTCTAAAACAAAGTCACCTACGCATAATGCACGAGCGTCGCTATAATCGGATCCTCGTGCGTTTAAGATCCCAGTGGCTATATCTCCTACATTCTTTGATGTGTTTGTTAACTTGATTCTTCCGTCCCCTTGTCTAAACTTCCATATTAAAAAGTCAAAGACATTGCTTATTATTCTTACACTTCTGTAATCATTACATAAGCACTGGGCATCTCTAAATGTTTTAGCAGCATTTGAGTTGTTATACTTTCTAGATGTTATTTTGTTCTCAAGTATGTCTGCTAATTGATTTATTAAGTTGCTTTTCATTCTTGCTCCTTTGTTTTATGCTAATCATCCTCAGACACGTTAGTGTCTGTATCGCACCCTTATTGTCTTGTTTTAAACCTGATCCCTAGCGCCCTTATTGGTAGATTTTGTTTGTATTTTGTTGAAAGAACAACACACCCCGAAGGGTGCTTTGTTATTTTGAGTTGTCTTTCTCTTGTGCTATGAACCAAATTACTGATATTAAAAATATTATTAACCATACCCATGCTAGATACTCCATTATAGTTTATTTATTTCCTCGTTCTAATATGTTTTCTAACTCCTCAAGAGTGTCTACCTCAGCGATATCCATAAGGTAGTCAACAATCTCTCTGTCTGAGAGTGGTTCAGGGATTAGGTCGTCACTCTTTGCGCTTGCTACATGTTTAGCATACTTTTGAGTTACACCCTCTATCTGTGCAGTGCTAGCATAGTAATCAAAGTTAAACCCATCCCAACCTAGCGTAAGCTTCCTCATTTCATCTTCAGCTAGCATTTCAGCTTCATCTGCAGTATCTGCTTCAGGGAATAGATATATTGTCTGTATATCCACTCCAACTTCCCATATATATTTCTTCATGCGTATTCCTCCTCGTTTTCTTCAACATATTCAACAATATAATCCTTATCTATACCCACAAAAGATACAGAGTCTTCAACTGTACCGTCATCGTAAACCCACACTTGGACATAAAACGGTTCTGTATACCAGTTGTTTTTCTTGGCTACTTTTGCCCAGTGCTCCCTATGATACTCAAGGTCTTTTACTTTCATGTATTGCTCCTCATCTCTTCAATTTTGCCATTAAATAACTCATTAACAGTTGTCCAGCTCATCTTGTAATCAGTGTACTCAACAAGTTCCAACCATTCGTTATCTGTTAGCGTTATGTCTGCGTTATACTCAACAGTCTCTTTAGTCCAGTAAGCCATTATAAGAGAGTCTTCAGGTGGTTCTTCTTGTATTATTTCTATCGCTTCCTGTGTTTGCATTAGTGTTATCTCCTATTATTTAAGTCAGTTAGTTTGTATGTTCCATCAGCGATCTTCTTACGAGTCTCAGCGATACCAGAGTCTCCCAAGTATTTGTTGCGATATCTTCCAGTGGTTGTTGAGTAGTCCCAGTACTTCTCATCAAGAAGCACTTGCCTACCAGTTCTTTTAACAATTACTGCTGCGTAGCTCTGGAAGTATTCATCACCAGTGCTATGGTCATACACAATAAATTGATTTGGAACATGGTTTCCGTTGTTGTTAATCATATTTCTTACTTTCATAGTGATTTACCTCTATAGTCGTCATTAATTTTATACACCTCTACATCATCAGAGTTCTTCCCTGCTTCTGTAACAAACCCCAGCTCTAATGCTTTCTCTAGTAGCATTTCTGCATCAAGCTCAAAGTTCCATCCCGGAGCTTCTTGGTGGAATAGTTCTTGTTTTGTTATTAGTCTCTCTATATTCATAGTAACTTCCCCTCTTCTAGTTCATCAAGTTGTTCTTTTGTTAATCCCCATTGGCGCTCAGTGCAAATATCATCCACAATGCTTTCGGAAATATCTAAAAAGAGCTCTTCAACATGAAAAGCGAAGTCCCTATTGGCCTGTAAGGTGGCCTCAGATACTTTTTCACTCATATCTTGTTCACCCTCAGGGAATCTATATAGGAATGCGTCAAAGAACCTGTCACCCACAGCCCTGCCCATAATACTTGCGAGTCTGCGGAACTCATCCTTACTAAAAGCTTGCTCAATTGTCATCTTCATTCTCCTCTTTATCTGATTGACCTTCATGTTCCATCCAGTAGTGGAGAAATCCTTGGAAGCCATAAACATCTTTTGAGATATCCAATGTAAGGCTTATACCTTTGTATTGTTCGTTGTCGCTCTCAAAGTTCATTTCAATATCGTTCTGTGTTGCCATGGCTAGTAGTTGCCATAACTTGTGTCGTCTCTGGTGGTCATCTTCAATTATTAGTAGTTTCATTATATTTCCTTATTATTAGAATGTCAGTACTTGCCATATTATTATGACTATTAGTGTTGCGATACATATTTCAATCAGGATGAGCACAGCAAATCCTCATCATCTCTATCATAGAAAAAGTCTTCACCACCCTTATCAGTTACCCATTTATTTCTACAGTGCATAAGACCGCTATAAGTTACCTTGTCCTTCTCCTTTTGTGATTCGTCCTCTATTGGTATTCCCCATATAACCTTTCGAGAGTATGTTTCCTCTGTAAGGTCTTCAAGTAAATCCTCTGCGAATATCTTTTGATGTTTCTTTGCAAATACACGTCTTAGGTCTGTGTACTTGCAAAGCCTTGTTCTGGCACTATTAAAGGTTATTCCAACAGCTTCAGCAACATCTATCGAATCAACCTCAGAACCATCATCGAGCGTCACCTTAAAGAAGTGTGCTGGATTTGCGTAATACCTTTTAGTCATATCTTTAAAGATAATGGCAGGATCTCTTGATTGCTGTAGTCTAGCCCTTGCAGTCGCCAAGGTGAGGTTTAGGCGTCCTGCAAGTTCGAGACATGTTATTGATGTACCATCATCTAACAGATACTTTTTAAGTGTTCTCATGCGCATCTCCATGATGGGCTATCTTGATAACTCTCTGGTATATCTTTAATGACGTATGTCCACTCCTTAGGGTACATTACCTTGAGGAAGTCTGGTGCATCGCAATCTTCTTCTAAGAACCAGTCATTCTTATCTTGGTATGAGTAGCAAGATGGTTGAAAACCGTATTCTTTAACGGTTCGTTTAGATACTTGTAGGTATCCGTGTTCAGGTGTTGAAATCCAAAGCATATTATCTCCTGTATTTATTAATTAAGTAAGCAGCTAGTGTTGCAAGAGTTATTACAACAGCAAAATGCATTACAGTTAGTGTTATTAGTATTAGTTCTATGGTATTTTCATTATATTGGAACATCGAATAACTCCAGTTGAACCCTTTTAAAGCCCATCTTCTTCAGTATGTAAAGGGTAGTAATCATACTGCTAAGCGTTAGAAATTGCTCAGCGTCTTCAGTCTGATCTTTAAGGACGTGGACGCGAGCAATAGCCTCAACTAAACACATTGTTGTGTAGTTCACTCTTTTGTGCAAATCATACTTTCTGCAACTATCTGTTCTTCAACAAAATCCTCAATACCGAAGTATTTGAAGTCTGTAATCATTGCACTACACGAAGGATATGTTGATAGAATCTTATATCCTCTTTTAAATTGCTCATAGTCATCAAGTGTATCGTATTTAATGTCATGAGCGTTCATTGCTAACTCTCTGTAAAACTCTCCTGTTGGTGTGAGTGGAGCACATGTGTCAGCATAGTATTGCGTCGCCCCAAGAAGTTGTAATACGATATCAACATCTTGAAGCAACACCGTTAGCTGCTTGTTATCTTCATGTGCCACTACTGTTGTACTCATAGCTAGTGACAATGCCGCTGTTGCGATTAGTTTATTGATCATTAGATCTAGCCTTTGATAGTTGGTAAGTGAACACAAGCATATCTGAGTATGTGCAGCGTCTCTTAGGAGCTTTCTTAAAAGACCTAGTATCAAGACCTAGCTTTGAGTCCTGCTGTAGCGTTGCTGCTACATATGCCATTTTGAATCCAGCTAGATTTGAAATCTCTCTTACTGTCATTGGAACGCCTCTACGAAGCATTTCAGTCATAGCTTGCTTCTTTGTTCCATAAGACTTGATGATGGCACGTTGTGATGGCGCTCTAGTGTCTCTATTTGTAATGATAGTTATTCTCTTGTTAGTTGAGCTGTTTGTAAACATTGATTTGATTAGATTTAACATTTGTTATCCTTTTTATTATTAGTTGAGTGTCTCATTGTTGCGTTACCGTAAGACTCTATTGTCATCTCTGAATGACTATACTCCCTTACGATGTGCCAGTGGTTTGTCATACAGAAACTGGCAAATTCTGTTTTAAATGCTAAGAGTTCAGCTCTTATCATTAAGTCAGCGTAACCTCTATCGCTATTGGAGGCGTTTAACATTGCTTTGTAAGCGTCGACATACAAAGGGTTTTGACGTTCAATTTTAAAGTCTGTGTTCATAGTATCTCCGTTAGTAAGTGAGTAGTTTAGTCACATGCTCAGGTGTGGTCGTTAGAAAGGCACGTCTGTTCCAACAGAGTTGATGAAGCCTGCAACTGCTGCGTCAGATGTTTGATTGCCTTGACCAGCATTAGGGTTTGGATCTAGCATTTGTAAGACGCCAGAGAAGCCCTGTACATTGATATTAACAGTGTATTTCTCAACTCCGTCTTTATCAGTGTACTTGGATGGCTTAAGCTTACCTTCAAGGTATACTTTAGAACCCTTGTGCAGGTACTTGGCGGCAATCTCACCAAGCTTGCCAAAGACAGTGACACTATGCCAGTCAGTAATCTTGTTACCGTTCTGGTCTTTCTCAGATGTAGCAACCGAGATGCGTGTCAACGAACCTTGTCCATTAGCAGTGTTATAAGTTTTAACCTCAGGGTCTAGTCCAAGGTTTCCGATTAGTGTTACTTTATTGATACTCATGATTGAGCTCCTGTATTATTATAAGTGGTCAAAAGATATAGATGAACCCTGACCAGGGGAACATCCAATGAAAGAATTAGTGGCAGTTTAAACACGTGCCGGTGCTCATAGTAAAGGAGAGTAAACTATGAATTCTCTCTGAGACTCTTTAGAGTCTCTAAGATCAATAGTGCTCTTCTAGTTCCAGAGCTAGTTGATCTTCTTGAATGTCTTGATGACCAAAGATCTCTACACCTTTGTTACGATCAACAATGGTGCATTGAAACTCTTCACCATCCTCACAAACAAATGAGAAGTAGTTGTACCAGTCAGACTGGCCAGTATACTCACCATTGTAGTCAGGGTTAGAGTCGTCTATCTTGAATGCAATGAACTCAAGTACACGGTGATCGCCCTGAAGCTCCCAGTCAGTGTACTCAACAAGAGCAGTGTTGTTAGGCCTGATACTAAGCAGGTGATTAACAAAGTCAGTAGCATGCATGCCACTCTTCTTGAACGCAACGTTAAGTTTAGTTTCAAGGTGTTGAGCAGTTAGAGCTTGCTCAGGCTTAGATAGATGATCCATTAGGATTCTCCAGTAGTTATAAAAGGTTTTCTTTCCAAGGTTCTTTAGAACCTTAAGTTGTTGTAATTCTCGACCATCACCCTATAGGAAGAGAGTAAATCTTTCCTACCTGATCACACCGGTAATTAGAGATAGCCAGTGATTGGATGCGAGGTTCTTCCCGTGGTTCACAGCACGGTCTCTAAGTTACTCGGTGGTTTGATACCTCGCCTATTAACTATGTCAGACTCCTTATGGAATTGCGTGGGTTCATGAACCATGCCCACTTAAGTATTCCGTTGAATGCTTGAAGAACACAAAGGGAAAGTATAGGACTCGAAAGAGCCTATACAATCCATGTGATTCCATAAGAGGTTATGAGGTAGTAGATGAGAGTCTCAAGGACAAACTGCAAGAGATTAGAGGATACTTTGGGTGTCACATAAGGTGATCTCATTGTTCGTTATGTACATCAACAACAGCGTAAGTACTCTGTAATTACCACGATGTACCCAAGGTGAGCACATAGTGGATACATACAGAGTCTCAACAGAGATGAGTACCTTACTTCTTGGATGTTCCAATGCTCTAACATTAAGAAACGTTTAGTACACCACAGTATCTTAGAGAATACGTACAGATCCTTATTGGATACCCGAGCGAGACCCAGCTCCACCCCTGAAGGTGACATGAGTATTCTCCCTGAGGTTCTTTAGAACCTCACAGGGTAACCAGAGAACAAGGGGGGTGTCAAAACAATACGTGCGGTATCTATATATATATCACACACACACGACTGAGAGAACACTTCCAGCATTAATGGAGGGGTCCCCTATTATATTGAAGGAATACTATGACAGATAAATATTTAAACCTGCGCCCGTGGGAAGTCCCTATGGAGCAGAGAGGAGTTAACAAGTTTAAACCTCCTTTGGATCCACGAAGGACTCCTCCAACGGCAATGCAGTTTCACAAGCAGGCACAGTTAGGGCTTCACGGAAATACTAACCAGGGTGTACTGAGAGGATTTGACGCGCTTAAGGTTAGTGATCAAAATTCTTCTAAGAATGATAAACCGTTTCGTGATTCACGAATTAGAACTCCTGGTTCAATACCTAATCAAATTACTGATGGCACAATGTCTCGTAGAGATGTTATAAAACTCGCTAGAGATACTGGGTTACCCGGTGGATTCGGGCAGGCCGCAGGAAGAGCTGTTGGTGTACTCAGTCCTTTGTTGGATGTTTATGACGGTATGACCCGTAAATTTTCAGGAGCAGAGATGCAAGCCGGAACAGAAGCTTACATGGGTTTTGAGGATTGGATTCTCAATGCGGTGGGATTAGGAGAGGGTAGATGAGCTATAAAGAAAAGGTTATAGATCCTATATTTAACGGATTGTTTAACTCGGTGGATACAGGAGACTCAAGTCACCTAATGAATATAAGCAGCAATATCCCGTGGTCTAACTGGAAGGAGAAGGCCGCCGTTTCATTAGGAATGGGTCAAGAGACTGCGGATTATGTCTCAGGGTTTCATGATCGAGCAAACAGACAATGGATCCTTGACGGGGTCCGGAACGCACAGAAGGTTGCATCTAATGCAGAGGACTATAAGTACCTATCAAAGAATAAGAGAGAGATATCTGACGCATACCAACAGGGTTATTCACTGCCAGGTTGGGTAGAGGAAGCGCAGACACGAGGGCTTCAGCAAAGGTTTAACAAGCAGGACGCTGACGGTGGTATCACATATACCGAGAACGGTAGTCCGCTTGGATATCAAAAGTTTGACGGACCGGTTCCTCAGATGGCATTCTCTCAATCTAACAATCGATGGATGCCTTTAGAGTGGTTTAAGAATCCTACAGGGGAAGCGCTTGCAGCTAGAACTAAGTACACTGAAGGTGAGAATGCAAGACGAGTTAAATATGAAAAAGACAAGGGGTTAATGAAATGGTAGGTACAATATGAACGACAAAAAAGATTACAGTGCAGTAAACTGGGGCCTGTTTGGAAATGACTTGCCATTAAGAGCTGAGTATAAGGGTGGAGACGGTAAGAAAATAGCATACAAGCACCCAATGATTCCTACAGAGGACCTTGCAGCCAGAGCAATGGTGGCTTTAAATAGCGACTTTGGTATTGATAATAGAGATCTAAAATGGGTTGACGGCAAGCAACAGTGGGTTGAAGATGCAATACCTAGTGGAGACTCTTGGAGAACAAATCCAGAGGCGTACAACAAATATCAAAATAGTCTTAGAAGGTCAAGACATGATTCGGCTACTCACCCTGCTGGAAGTGCTGTATATGATTTTCTTTCTGACCCTTACTGGTCTAGTAAGATGAGAGCAGCGGCAGGACATTACGGAAAAACATTTGAACCAGACTTGGCACCATTAGCTGCGGCTAAGACGCAAAAGGAAGCTTATAAATCTGGAACTGACATATTGTCAATAGTTAGGGAGTTATTTAAATAATGCCAAACAAAGACGACCCGGCAGGGCACTTAAAGAAATATGCATGGAAACCAGGGGTATCGGGTAATCCTAATGGACGCCCACTAGGCTCCAAGAATAAGATTAGACTGACTAAAGAGGCTTTC